GCCGGTGACGGCGCCTAACCCGTGTCCGGTCCCCGCCGTGCCGCCGCCGCCAGTGGCCGCTCCGGGCGACGTGCTGCCGCCCCCCGCCGTGCCGCCGCCGCCCGCTCCGCCGCCGCCAGTGCCACCGGCTGCGCCACCAGCCGCGCCGCCGCCAGACCCGCTGCTGGGGCCTGCGCCTCCGCCCTGACCAGTGCCGCCAGAGCTGTCAGCGGCGGAAACACCACCCAAACCGCCCGTAGCGTTCGCCGCCGCTGCCGCGTCCGCCGCAGACGCGGTTGTGCTAGTCCCCGTTCCCGGCGCCGTTCCGGGAGCCGTCGCACTCGTGCCAGCGGGAGCTGCGGCCTCACCGCTGACGCCCATGCCTCCCGGCGCCCCCGTGACGCCGACAGACTGTCCGCCGCCTTGCGAAGCCGCACTGCCCGGACTGCCGTCGCTGCCGTCGCCGGTGCTGCCGTCGCCGTTGTCAAAAAAAAGGAATTTCGGCAGGCCGGGGTAAAGACGCGGATCGAGGACGGGGCGCATGACTTACCCCTGCGAGGCTCGCGCCCGCAAAAGGTCGACCGGCATCAGTTCGACGACGTCGTTGAAGCGCAGGAGCCCGGCGAGCGCGATCAGCGCCGCTTCCGCCCGGCCGTCGTCCATCTTGCGCTTGAACAGCTCGGCTTTGGCGGGCCAGCGATTGATCGCGTTCGAGCGCGCCATGTCCTTCATGTCTTTGCCGGGCGGGACGCCGACGACGCGCTTCCATTGGACGGGGGTGATGAAGGTGGTGGGAATAGCTGCGGCAGCGAGACAGCCACGGACAACGCCTTTTGCATCGCCGAAGGCGAAAGCGCCGACAGCTCCCTCCATAGGTCGAGGACCGACGCGTTCAACATAGGCTCTAGTGGCGTGAGATTTGTAGACGATTTCAGCGAGGAGCGGAGCATTGACGGTCCTCCGTTTTGCGGGTCCGTCGCGCAGGCACGGCATGTCCCAGACGTCGATCAGCTCGCCTGCGTCGGTAAGGGCGGCTAGTGCGCCCAGCGCGCCGATGTCTACACCCAAGATCGTCATCGTCGCCCCCCTCGTCTGACTGGCCCGGTTCGGCCGCCGGGGCGCGGCGAGCGCCCCCCGCGCCTCATCTGCGCCTCCTTCGGCCACGGCCGGTCCCCTGCCGGTGCCCTCGGGCTCGCTTGATCCGGGTTGTCGGTCGTTTTGTCGGGATTTTGCCAGCGGGGTCCACGCGCGAGCGCGGACCAAGCCGCACGCCTCTAGCCATCACATCCTCCGGCCCTTGCGGTAAGAGTTGAGGCGTGGCGCCCATCGTGGCAGGCGCCAGCCTTTGGGCTTTAGCTGCCTCGCGAGATTTTGCGTATTTCGGAGGCCAGTGCGTCGCATCGTTTACCGGCGACGGCCTCGGCGGCCCCGACGACGGCCTCGACGATCCTCTGTCAGGTCTTCCCAACTCGTGATGCGATCCATGATGGCTCTCCTGTTGCAGCAAGGCCACGCGGCGGAAGACGCGACGTGGCGTCACCTTTCCTTTCAGGCGGTCAAAGTGCCGCCGAACGGGAGAGTGCCACCGTTTTAAGCGCCGAACAAGGTCCGTTCCTCGGTCGCCAAATGGATGCGTTCGAGGACGAAGTCGGGCGAATTGCTTTGCAGATCAATCTCCGACCAAATCCCTGCGCCGTGCAAGGGAGAGGGCTTGATGCCCAGCCCGGCGCCGGGCGTGATCTCGAAGTCGACGTTTTCGACGCCGCCGGGAATGCCGCCGCCGCCGCTGGTGACGGTCCCGGTGATTGAGACGCCGCGCCCGTCGTTGTCGACGATCTCGGCATAGAGGCGCTTCACGTTCTTGATCGTCAGAGCCGACACCTTGCTCGCCGCGCCGCGCAGTTGCTTGGTCGACAGCCGCTTGACGAGGGTCACGCTGGGCTGGGCGAACAGCCGATAGAGCGACGTTCCGTCCGTGCCGTAGGGTGTGAGGACGCTGTCCTGTTCGTAAGTGCCGATGTTGGTCAGCTCCAAGCCTTGGCTGGCGACGGACCAAAATTCGTTGCCTTTGGTCGGGTGGAACATCAGCAGCAGCGAGCGGGTGACGCCGAACGGATCGGTGAACCGTCCGTTGAGCAGCATGACGCGGAAGCCGAACATCGTCGCGGGCGCGAAGGTCGGCAGATAGAGCGACGTGTCGAGCTTCTGCCAGATGTTGGTCACTTTATCGCCGATCGGCACCGCCTCGCCGCCCTGCAAGATCGAAATGCCTGCGCCGTTGAACATGGTGAAGTAGCGCCCCAGCCGCCCGACCGGGCGCGGGAACCGCTGGCCAACTTGCGGGTCGACGTTGAAGTAATTGAAGTCGGTGGTGACGGGCTGAGTGAGTTGCCCCGGCGTGCCGATCAGGGTGACGTTGTTGATCGCGTCAACGGAGCTGTCGCCGAAAAGATAGAGGTATCCGGCCGACGCCACGATATCCATGAACGAGTAGATCAGCCGATCGCCGAAGTAGCCGAAGCTGCCGCCGCCGTTGGCGGTCGAGAAGTCAGCGCCGTTCGACGGCGCGCTGAACGAGACGACATCCTTGCCGATCACCCAAAGCCGGGAGCTGTAGACCTCCATGCCGTAGATGCCCGGCAGGCCGCTCGGCATGTTTGGCGGCGTGGCGGTTGGGTCTGTCTCTTGAAGATCGGTCAGCCAATCGGGCGCGGGCGAGCCGGGCGGCGTCAGCGTCGCGCCGTCCCAAGCGTAGAGCCCTTGCGGGCTTCCGAACAGGACGCCGCCTTGCTGGCCGACTTGCGAGCCGACGAACGCCGGTCGCCAGACTTTGGCGCAGGCCCAGAATTGCGGTCCTACGGGTTGCCAGATCACGCCTGTGGCGCGGAGCCCGGTGATCGCGCCGGTGTCGAGGTCGACCTCGTCGATCGTTCCATCGTTGAGGAACATCCAGCCCATCGCGCCGGGCGGGGGAGCGCCGTACTGGCTTGTCTGATTGCCGTAGAAACCGAAGGCGATGCGAAGGATGGTCCGGCCCGACGGCGCGGTGTAGATCGGCGCTGACGGGCCCCAGCATGTTCGATGATTGCCGGGGCCGATGGCGAAAAAGTTCTCGTTCCACCATTCCTCCTGATCGTCGATCGAGCCGCGCTTGGACTGTTGGTTCAGCCCGCGCCATTGCTCGATGGTGACAAGATCGGGAGGGTTGTCGGACTGGATCGCCATGCGTCAGCTTACTCGGGCTGACGCGCGTCCGGGTCTTCCGGGTCTTTGAGCCGCTTTTTCGCTCGGCTCTTGATCGCTTCTCCGGTCGGCGGTTCGGTTGAGGGCGAGGGCGGCGGGAACCCGCCCGCGCCGCCGAGTTCGCCAGCAACGGCGGATTGGCCAAGCGCGCTCGCCCACGCCGACGCTTCTTCCGGCGACTGCCAGCCGGGCGCTCCGCTCATATCGAGCGGCTGTGGCGCCGTGGCTTTCGCAACGGCGTCTTGGCCCCAAGAGGACGCGCGGTCGGGGACGAGCGCGTTGCGCCCGGCTTCGGGATATGCGTCCGGCGGAACGGTGCTCGGGGCAAGCTCCGCGCCGACAGCTTTCGTTCCGGCCGCTTTGGCCTTCGGGTTGCGGCCGATCGCGGCGTCGACTGCGCCTTCGCCCGCCGCCTTCGCCCGCCCGCTGCGCGGATTGGTGTCGAGCGTCGGCTCGGTGCGCGGCATCTGGTTCATGCCGTAGGGGTCTTCGGCGAGCAACCACGTTCGGATCATCTGGTGAAGGTCGTGGGCGTGGATGTCGCTCATGCGGACCTCATGCTCGCGCCGTAGACGTTCTGGATCATCTGCGGGCAGACAACCGCCGCGCACATCGGCAAGTCGTTGTTGAACATTTCCGCCATCGCCTGCGCGTCGTCCTTGCGCTGCTGCTGGGTGAGCGCGAGGACCGCCGCCCAATATGACACGGCGTCGACCCAAGGATAGGGGATGACCTCGATGTCGTCGTCGGTGAGCAAGGGCTTGGGGATGATGGTCAGGTCGACTTCCATCGGCGAGGCGATCGACGGGATTGGCGCGAGGTAGAGCGCGCCCATCGGACCCAAGCCATATTGGGCGTACCAGCCGGGCTGGCTGATGGTGCCGTAGAACGTCCCGCCATAAATTCGAAAGCGGGCTTGGAAGTCGGTCCAGACGGTGCGCCGCCACACCGGCTTCCACGTTCCCGCCGAGATCGACCAGATGCCGTCGGCGTCTTCCTGCCATTGGCCGCCGATGCCGATGGCGAGCGAGCGGCATGCGAGGATCGACTGCGCTTGCGGGCAAACCTGTTGCACGAGCGCGTTCCACTCGGAGAACGGATAGACCTCGCGGCTGGGCTTGGTTTGCAGTCCGGGCGGGATCAGGCGGACGCAGCCTGAGACGGCGGCGATCCGACGGCGGGCTCGGTTGATGAACGACGTGAGCTGCGGGATGGCGAAGAACTGCCCCTGAGTGTCGTTCAGGTGGCTTTGGACCTCACTGACATAGGCGGTAAGCATGAGCCATCTTTACCGCTTTTTCTTCGGTTTGGCCCTATGCACGGGTCGGGAGGGCATCGGAGCGACGAAATCCGGGTCTTCCTCGGTCCCGGTCGCGGTGATCGGCCCGATGGCGTTGCTGACCGCTGGCGCAGAAGTCCCGCCGGGGTTGGCGAACGTGACCGCGCATGTGATCAGCGCGCCGACATCGGCGGCGACAGTGGTGTAAACCGTGCCGGTTGGACCGTCAGCGATTGCCGCCCCGTTGCGCTGCCAGACGCGGGCAATGGTGCTGCCGGGCGCGGTCCCTACGGACCAGCCGCCATTGTTGGTTAACTGAATATTCCCGCCAACGACCGTGCTTCCGCTGATGATCGGCGCGGCGCCTGAAAGGAACGGCGGCCCGATGAAGATGTCGTTGCTGAACCCCGCAGCACTATTGCCAGCAGCGTTGACGCCGTATGTCGCACAACTGACCATGGCCCCATTGTCACCAGCGATCACTGTACGGCTCGCTGCGTTCCCAGCAATGGCGCCGAGATTGCGCAGCCATTGATAGATGTAGGACGTCGGATTGTTCGTCCATGTGCCGGTGGTGGTCGTTAGCACGTCGCCGACGGCGCCGACGCCGGGTCCGCCGGAATTGCCTGTCACCACGGGCGCGGTAATGAGGACCGGCACCCCCACGATTGGGCCGATGGCGTTGGTGGTCCCGCTCCCCGAACCGGCGGCGTTGGTTGTCGCTGGGATGCAGGAAATCATCGTCCCGACATCAGCGGTGACGAGGGTATGGGTCGTGGCGGTTGCGCCCGCGATGTTGACGCCGTTGCGCTGCCACTGATAGGTGAAGGCGCTGAAGCTCGTCCAGACGCCGTTGTTGGCGACGCTGACGACGCCGCCGACGACGGTGCTCCCGGAGATGACACCGGGAGTGTTTTGGATCGGCGGCCCCATGGCGATGGTGTTGCTGCTGTTCGCCGTGCTGCCTAGCCCCGCGTCATTGACGCCCCTTGTCCAGTTGCTGATCACATAGCCATGGTCGGCGGCGACCGTCGTATAGTTCTGCAAATTTGCGCCGGGGATGGCGACGTTGTTGCGAAGCCATTGATATTGATAGCTGGTCGGCGAGTTCGTCCATGTGCCGGTGGTGGTCGTTAGCACATCGCCGACGGCGCCGACGCCGGGTCCGCCGGAATTGCCAGAAATCACCGGCGGGGTGACGATGACCGGCGGCGTTGTGGTGATCGGGAGCGGGGCGCTGCTGGCGGAGGTCGAGGCAACGGCGTTGGTCGCAGTGACTTGGACGGTGAGATTGGTGCCGACATCGCCTGCGACGGGGGTGTAGGTCGAGCTGGTTGCGCCCGCGATGTTGACGCCGTTGCGCTGCCACTGAAAAGCGTAGCTGGTCGGCGACTGCGTCCACGTTCCTGTGCCAGCGGTGTGCAGAGTGCCAAACACTCCCGTTCCGGTGATGGTCGGCGCGGTGGTGTTGATCGGCGGTTGCAGCAGCGCCGCCGGATACGCGCTCCCGGCGGCGGGCGAAGGGGTCGTTCCATCCGACTGGACGAGTTGCGCCGTCGCGCTCGCGGTCGTGCTGTCAATCGGCACGCCGGTCGCGATCACCCACCATCCTGCCGCCAGCACGGTCCCGACGCTCACCGTGATCGGAGCGCCAAGGTAAAACGAAGGCTCGATGCCGCCCAGTTCGGTCCATCCGTCTGGGTCGGTCGGTTGCGCCTGCCAGCCGGGTCCGCCGGGCAATTGCCAACCGACGCCCATCGTCGTGACCGGCAGATAGTCCTCAAGGCTCGTCGGCGGGAGAAGGCGGACAGACTTGTAGACAGTCGTCCACGTCCAGACGATTGAATAGGCGGTCCCGGCGGTCGGCACGGTGGTCGTCGTTCCGTCAGCCTCGATAAGCTGCACCGTCGCGTTGGCGACGGTGTCGCTGACCGGCACGCCTACCGCCAACAGCCACCACCCCGCCGGGAATAGGTTGCCGACGTTCACTATAATCGGCGGGCCAAGCGAAAACACCGGGATGGCTTCGGTTTCCATCTCGACCCAGCCGTCGGTATCGAGCGGCTGCAACTGCCACAAGGGGCCGTGGGGCGGCTGCCAAGCGACGCCCATGGTGGTGACGAGCGGATAGTCCTCAAGGACCATCAGCGCCTCGTGCGCTTGGGCGGCGCGCGGCGGTGCGGCGCGGGCTCCGGGTCAGGCTCAGGCTCGGGTTCCGGTTCTGGCTCGGGATCAGGCTCGGGCAGGGCGCCGGGTTCGTCTTCTCCCGCCATCGTCGGGATTGCTGGGGTGGTCGGGGTCGATGGCGGGGCGCCAGCGCCGATCATCATGATGTTGGCGAACACGATCGGCGGGAAGGGCGAGGTCGTCGTTCGGGCGGGGAACAGGCTCGCCGCCGTCGGAACGGTCGCGCTGCCGGTGCGATACTGCGGCTGGACGACGCCGGGATTGCCAGTGCCCGGCGGAACGACCGGCGTCGGGAACGGCGCATTGCCGCCGAAGCCGACTTGCGGCGGCGGGAGCCACGTTCCGGCGGCTCCAAGCGGGAAGCTCGGGGGCAGGCTTTGACCGCCTGTCACGATGACAGGTTGGACGATGCCGGGGATCGAGGGCGGGACCGGCGCGGGTTGGATCGGGGGCGTGCCGTTGCTCATACGCTGTAAGCCTGCGTGATGGTTGCGAAGCCGCTCCCGGTGATGACGACGTTCTGGCCGTCGGCGATCACCAGCCCGGACTGTCCGGGCGACAACAGGGTCGACGTCGGCGCGGGGACGAACTGCCAGCCGAACCAGTTTGGCGGTCGATGGCCCGGAGGCTCCCGGCCTTTCCAGCGTTTGAACTGCGGCAGCGGCGGATTTTCTCCCGGCAGCAGACCCGTCCCCGGCGTTCGAGCCCGGTTGGTCGAAGTCGGAACGCACGGCCGGGACATGACGACGCTGTTCGAGCCCGTGTTGACGACCCAAGCGCCCTTCGGGATCACGAACCCGCAGCTACCGACGCAAATCTGGCGCGGCTTCCCGAACGGCGACAGCGAAGCGCCGGGAGGTCCGGGCGGCCATGCGCTGACGGGGAGCATCTCAGAACGGCGCTCCTCCCGTGATGCCCGTAATCTGCATCCCGGTTGATGGCTTGGAGCAGACCAGATTGAGCGCCGTCAGCGAGAGGCCGACGCTGGCGATCTGCCCTTGCGGGATGGTCGAGTACCACCCGGTCCACGCGAAATTGGCGTCCTCGTGGACGACCAGCGTGATGTACTTCGAATTGAAGCCGTAGGCGGTTCCAACCGGACAGTTCAGGTCAAAGAAGATCGGCGTGTCGCCAAGCAGCAAGCCTCGGAAGCCGGAATTGACCGGATCGTCCTTGCCCCAGCGGCTCGACGGGTCGTTGTTGTACCGCTCGACCGCCATGAAGTCGGTCAGGAGAGTTGTCCAGTCCTCCACGCTCATGACGACGAAATCGAGGGCTTCGCCGCCTGAGTTTTTCACCGCAGCCAGCATTCGGGGGATGAAGGTCGCGCGGGTAAGGATAGCGCCCGCTGTGGGCACGACGAGCCCCTGCCAATCGGGATAAGTGACCCGGCTTAGGCCGCCGTAGGTCGGCGCGGTGGTCGCGTTGCCGTAGGCGTCCTGCAACGAGAACATCTGCAAAACGTTGGCCCCGATCGGCGCTCCGAACAGCGCGGCCGTGAGCGACGCCAACGAGCTGTTCTTCAGGTCGTTGAGCTTCAGCATCAGGCGCGAGGCGACGGCGATCGCGTCCTGCGTCACGAGCTGTTCGAGGCCCAGCGACGACACCGGCGTCGCCAAGCAGCACATGTTGAACTCGGCGTTGACGGTCGCGGCGACGTCCTGCGGGAGGTTAAATTGCCCCGCTGGTCCGATCCAGCTCGACTGCACGTACTGTCCGGTCTGGACGGGCTGTGTGTAGGGCGACACGCCGCCAGACGCGCGGATCGCGTTGCGCAGCAACAGGGCAAGCAGGGGATTTTGCTTGTAGATCAGGATGACGACCATCTGCGCGAACACGCGCCGGACGGTGGCTTGAAGTTCGAGGCCAATTGGACCCGACGGGATAATCCCCGCGCCAAGTAAGGGCAAGTTTTCCTCCTACATCGGCGCTGGTCAGCGCCCTCGCGCGTGCTCCTCGTCACGGTGGATGGCGCTCAAGATTTCCTTTCGTCCCCACGCTTCGGGGTCTTTGGCGATTTCTTTGTAGTCGGGAGCTTCTTCGTGTCTCCAAAATTGGCTGTCATACGTCGGACTTGAGGTCTGCGGGTTCTTTTGCGCCCGGTATTCGGCCGCCACTTCATGGTCGGCGACGGCCTTTTCGTGCATCCACTTTTCGAGGTCCGCCATCGCCTCGTCGGTGAAACCGTATTGCTTTTTGACCTTCGCCCGGCTGGCGTTCCAAGCGTCCCGGTCGACCTTCGCCTGCGCGTCGGCGGCTTCCTTGGCCTTGCGCTGATCTTCGACGCTGAAGCGCGCCTCGATCTTCTCCTCCATGTCGTAGTCGGGGATCGCGAGGTTCGGATATTTCTTTTTGATCAGCCGCTTGGCCTCTTTGTTCAGTTGAGGGTCGTTATAAATGCTCTCAACGAAGTCGGCCGTCATCCGCTTGTTGTTTAAGAACGCGTATTCTTCATCGGAAATGGTGCGCGGCATCAGGCGGCTCCCATCAGCGCGTCCAGCTTTTTCTGATCGGCGTAGGCTTTAGCGACCGCAGCGCGCCATGCGTCTTCCGGCGGGTCTTTCTTCCAGCCTTCTTGGCCGGGCGTCCCTTTGGTCTCGACCGCCTTGCGCCAATCGGCTTTCATCTCCGCCGCCAGCGCGTCGTATTCCTCGCGTTTGGTCATGGCGTCCTCACAAAGTTGCCGCTGTTTAAGCCGCCCATCTCATGACGACTAGGGCAAAGGGACAAGTCCCACACCACGCGGCGCTCCCCTCGGGTATTCAGTTGTTGTTCGTCTTGCCGGTCACGCTCGGCTGAAGCGGCACGCCGCCCTCGGGCTTCGGCACGACCTTGGGGATCGCGCCCCATTCGGACGTTTCGGACTGAGTGTCGACTTGGAGGATGGTGCGCGGCGGCGTCTCAGGCGGCGACGTGATCGGCGGGTCGTATGACCTGTTCTGAGCCATGTTTTCCTCCAAACCTAAGTTAGACTGTCAACCCCTGCACATGACAGGTTATCGCGGTTCCAAAAACAGTTGCTTGCCAAGCCCGACGATGACGAACAGCGCCCCGCCCCAACTGGTCACGATCGAGATCGCGTCGCGCGGCGACGCCCCGGCGTGTCGCACGACGAGCGACACGGCGAGGAGCCCGATACCGGCGACGAGGTAGTGCTTAGAGCGCGTAGCGCACCGCCTTCCGCTTGAAGCCGATCGCCCCTAAGAGACCGAAGCCGATGGTCGCCATGACCCAAGTTCGCGCTTCGGGGACCGTCGCCGCCGTGATGGTGCCGTCGACCGCGATGTGGATCGGGGCAGCGCCACTGACGCCAGCCAGCTCGATGAAGTAATTTCCACCGGCGAGCACGTCGGGCGTGACGGTCGCTTCCTGACCGCCAACGACGTTGTTGACCGACGACAGCTCGATCAGCGCGCCGATCGGCGGGAACGGCGAGGTCGGCGAGGTCGACGTCCAGTCGTTGAGCGACAACTCGCCGCCGACAATCCTGCCCGCCCCGACTGCGCTGTCGCTCATGGAGACGGTGACGGTTTCGCGGGTCGGCAGGCTGAACTCGAAGAACTGCTCAAACGCGATGCTGCTGCCCGGCGTGTCCTGCGCCGGGAGCGCGAGGCTCTCGTTGAAGATTGAGCCGATGTCCTCGACGGTGATCTGGGTTGCCGCTGCGCTCGGCACGGCGGACGCGGCAAATAAGGCGGCGGCTAGGACGAATTTGTTCATGAGATGGAACCCCTGCCCGGAAGTGGGCGTGCTTGTGGTAGCACGGCGATCAACTCCCCGGAAGCGGTGTTGACGGCATCGGAGCGCCGCCTGCGCCGCCGCCGCCCGCCTGACCGGGCTGGCCGCCCTGTCCCTTGCCGCCCAGAATTTTTTGCAGGAGCGCGTTCTGGATCGTGCGCTTGAGCTGGTCGCCGATCATGGTCTTCTGGATGCCGACGGCCGGGCCCATGCCCGCTGCGCCGCCCATGTGCTTCGAAAGCTGGCTGATGGTTCGGAACACGTCGCTGTGGAGTTTGCTCCCCGGCTGCAACCCAAGCCCCGCCTGCTTGAGCATCTGGATCGCCTGAATGATCATGTTCATGCTGTCGGCTTGGTTGCCGGGTCCGGGCGCTGAGACTTGCGCGCCCATCTTGGACCGCGCGAAGGCGGCCAAGTCGCCGCCGCCGGGGGCGGGAGGCGCGCTGTCGCCCGGAGGCTGTCCGGGCGGTTGGCCGGGTGGAGCGCCGGGCGGTGCGCCGCCGGTGGGGTCTTGCCCCATCTCGGGATCGTCGTCGGTCACGTCGCCGTTCGCCATCTTTTAACCCCAAAGGCCGCCCCCGCTTTCTCCGAGAGCTGGGGGGCAGTAAAAGAAACGGGGGCGGTCATCCCTGCGGTAGGGACGCGCGGGAAGCTACACCCTCACTGCAAAGTTCGTCCAGACCCGCCTTTTTTGGCTCGACTGCCGCCGCCGCCGGTCCTGATCCCCAACACGGACTTCATCAGATCCTCGGTCTTGTCTTCCTTCGCCTGCGCCGCTTGCGCCTTCTGCCGCTGTCTCAAGCGGGCCAACAGCAGCTCGGCGCCGGGCGGGTGAAGCATGTGGATCAAATCCTCGGCGTCGATCGCTCCTGCTCTAGCGAGCGCAATAGCCACCTGACGATTGTCCTCTGCGAAGGCGGGTGAGGCGGAGTGGCTGTCCACTTGGACTTGGTAGTTCTCGGGGAGCTGGGAGAGGAGAAACTCCTGCTTGCTGTCTGCGGTGGTGTAGATGAGGGCGTCCATGGCTTGCATGATGCGGAGCGCCATCCACCCACAATCGGCGAGCTGCCTTTCGAGCGTCGCTGCCTGCTTGATGAGGTGGGGGGACGAAGTTCGCACCAGAGTTTGAGCATGGACGCCAGCTCGGACGCCCGGCTCTCCTGATCCAGACATGATAGGCGAGAACCCAGATGCTTCATCAAACAATTTGAAAATAAATTCGAGTTCTTCAAGGTAGTTTTCCGGCGGCGGGTCCAGTAGTTTTGACGCTTTTGCGTTAGGGTTTGGATCGTTAATGAAACCTCCTTCATTGATAATCTTAAAGTATTGTTCCTCGGTGACGGACTGGAAGCCTGAGAAGACCTGTGGAGCATTGACGTTCCTATCCCACATGACCTTGATGTCGCGCATCCGCTTGTTGAGCATGTCCTGAAGCATCTGGACGTCGGCGATGATCGTGCGGCCCCAGAAATAGCCCGGCGTCGGGACGCCCTGCACCTTGACGAACGACGACTTGCCGGGCACCCGCGACAGGTTGCGGCGGGTGTCGTCGCCTTCGATGATGATCGGGTCCGCGCCGTAGATGACTTGAACCGTCGTCCAGTCCTCGTCTCGATCGCGGTCCTTGATCCAGACTTCGCAGTGCTTGACGGTCGGCGCGAAATTGCGCTGCGGGCGCCACGGCGTCGGAACCGGGAAGACGTTGACGATCCCGGCCGCCGATGACGGCGCGTCGCCGACGTCGCCCAGCGGTTGCAGCCCGCCGACGACCATCTGGTGAAAATAGGTCGGCTCCTCCTCGTCCCTGTTCGGTCCCGGCTCCGCGCCGACTTGATCCATGATTTCTTGGTAGCGCGGATGCTCCATCAGCATCGTGCGCAGCCGCGACTTGGTCGGATAGCTGACGTGGCAGAACGCCTCTTGCTCGTCCAAGGCGATGGTGGTTTCGGACAGCACGCCGAAATTCTGCGGATGCACCGGGGCCATTTTGAAGGTGCCGCTATCGCCGTCGGGCAGCACCTTGAGGATTTGCGCGCCGTTGACCAGCGACCAGACGACCGCTTCGGCGAAGGTGATGTCGGCGTCGGTCTGGCGGAAGTCGGAGCTGAGTTTCTCGCCAACGAGCTGCGAGCGTTCGAGCACGCTGTCGTCTTCGCCGCTGTCGAAGACGAGCTGGAAGCGGACGTCGGTCGGCTGCATCAGGAAACCGGCGAGCTTATCGACGAACGGCTTGGTTTTGTTGTAAAGCGCCGCCCGACTGTCCATCGAGCCCATGTAGTAATATTGGGCCGCGCGGGTATAGATCATGCCCCGGTCGGTCGCGCTGGCCATGCACTCGTCGATGACTTCCTTGATCCAGAGCTTGAGGTCTTCAGGCTTTTTGGGGATTGCGAGCGCCACGGATCACCAAACCTTAATTGCCCTTCGCTTGGAAGCGTCAATTAGGTCAGGTTGCGCGCCGCTGGCAAGGTTCCGTTTGAGCATGTCGAGCCCGTCCATGCCGCCGCTCTCGCTCCGGGTTTGCTTGCCGATCGCAATCGCGGTTTCGAGCGCGTTGGCGACTTGGCCGCCCCACGTCGATTGCAGCGCGGTCGCGGATTGATCCTTGTAGCGGACCTTCGGCGTGACGCCCTCTCGGTTGTCGAAGCTGACATTGGCGACGCCGTAGTCGTTGGCGATGATGTCTTCGGCGATCCGGTGCGCCCGCATGCTGAGTGAGCCGCCGATCGCGGGCGGTTTGAACTCTTGCGCCATGTCGTGGGCGTCGCACGCCGGGCAGCTCGGGGGCGGCGCGTCCCATTCCTCGGCCGACAGCACGACCTCGATGCGGTTCGCGCACTCGGGGCACATGTAGGTCCGCATGATCGGCATCAGACGTACCCCAACAGCCAGAGGATGAGGAAGATCACGAGGACCGCGCCAAGGAAGCCGACGCCGCTGTTGCCGTAGCCGTAGCCGTACTGCCAGCTTGGATTGACGCGCGGCCCGGCGAAGCCGCCGAACAAGATCAGGATCAGGATGACGAGCAGGACGATCCCAAGCGGGCTTCTCACGGCCGTTTGCCTATCCCGATCGGCGGCGCGTTGACGCGCTCCTCCAGCTTTGTCATCCGGTCCTCAAGGGCGGTCAGTCTCGCCGCGATCGGCTCCTCGTCCTCGTCGTCGGGCTCGGGCTCGGGCTCGGGCTCGTCGGGATCGGGGTCGGGTTTCGGCTTTGGTTTCGTCGCCATCAGCTCCTCCACGTCGCCGCTTTCACGGCCCACATCTGCGCCGTCTGCGCGTCGGTGACGGCCAGCGAGTACATGCGCTTGACTTCTGGATCGGTCGCCTGCTCGCGACAGTGATTGCACTCGTCGATGAAGGCGGCTGAGAGCTTTTTCAGTTCGCTCACCAGCGGATCGCCGCTTGGGTTGAAAGTTAGCCCCACGGCGCGCTCGCCAAAGGTCATTGCTCGATCGTCCATCAGTCTGCTTCCTCCCAATCGGTCGCGAGTAAGTCGGTCTGCGAGCAGAGCCACGGCACGAGATCGCCCTGCGCGGTCGACATGTAAACGTAGGGAAGGGTCATTTCGGTTGCTTCTGGATTTTTAGTCGGCTGCATCAGCGCAAGCCACATCCCCTTGCCGTTCCACCCGCTGCGCCGCACGCGGTCGCCGTTCTGCAACTGCTTGACCGCCCATCCGATGGTTTGCATCAAAAGACCTCCTTCCGCCTTCCGGCCCGCGCGTTGATCGCGCGGATGTGCTCGCTGAAGGCGAACGATAGCACTGTCCCCGCATTTGCGGGAGGCGGGTCGCCCTTGACGCTGTCCCACGTCAGGTTGCGGGCGATCAGGCCCGCCCGGCGCCACTCGACCCATGTGTGGTGCGCCAGCGTGGTGGCGCTCACGAGGTCGTCGTTCTCGCCGGTGTCAGGCCCGGCCCCCAGCCAGCCTTCGTCTTCGACGATCGCCTGCAATTCCTTGACCAGCCGGATCGAGCGCAGTTCGATCGCGCGCAGCATGAGGCTGTCGCGCAGCGCGCTGTAGACCGCCTGCTTGTTGTCCTGATTGGTCTTCCAGTTGATGACGTTGCCCGCCCCGCCCAGCGTGTCGGCCCGCTTGTAGAGGAACCACCGCACGGACCCGACCATGTTGAGGATGCTGTCTGAGCCCGCTTCGGCTTGGATGATCCCGCGCTGCGCGAGCTGGCGGAGGTTGCGCACCTCGGGAATGACGGCGGCGCCGACGCCTGAAACCTCGATGTTCGCCACATGATCACGGTACGCCCCGCAAAGGTGCGAGAGAACCCAAGCGAATTGATAGGTCAGCGGCTTGTTCGAGTGGAACTCGGCGACTTGCACCAGCCGATCGGCGTAGCAGCGGAAGACCTCGATCGCGTGGTCGTTAGCGTCCCCCCCGCCGCCCCCCGACGGATCGCCGCCGATGACGTACACCCCGTTTGGCTCCGGTGGCTCCCACACCCGCAGCATGACTTCGTCCCGGTTCGTCGTCTGGACGATCGTTGAGCCAAGGAAGGCATCCTCGAAGCGATACTTGTAGCCCTGATACGGCGGTCCCTCCGCCAGCGCCTCCGCCAGTTCGAGCGTTCGTGCTGCCGGGAAGAAAGACGAGCCCGAAGCGATGAAGCATTCCCGCTCGTTCCACGGATAGTGTCGGTGCATATATTGTTCGTCCCGAAACTCCGCTTCCCGTCGCCACCATGACACTTGCTCCGGTTTGACGATCACGCCGTAGCGCGATCGGACGTCCCGCGCCCGCTTCAGCTCGTCGTCGTCGAGCGAGCCGTCCCAAAAGGTTTTGTAGTCGGGATCGGACTTGGGGATCGCGTAGGTTGGATTTGACCAGAAGCCCAAGAAAATGAATTTCATGTGCCGGTCTTGCTTGGCTTGCTGGCAAAAATTGTACCACCAGTTGAAGCCGTTCGCGATGCTTTCCCACAAATAGAGCCGGTGGGGATTTTGCCGCGCCAGCGACGCCTTCAGGCTTTCGACGCCCGCCAGCGAGCGCCACTGCCCGCACTCGGTGGCGTGCATCATGTTGAGCGCCCGCGACGCGCCAAGGTCCGGGTTGTTCGCCGCCGCCATCAGGTCGATGACGCTGCGATTGGCGAACGCCATGCCGTTGCGATTGTTCTGGGTCAGCCGGTGTTCGCTCGATCGCCACTCAGGCGGGAGGGTTTCGAGCAGCGCGGCGAAGATGCGCCGCAAGCGTTCGAGGTTGTCGGTGCGGTCGGCGATGATCGCGCCTTGCACGCCCGGATTGGCGAGCGCCCAGAACAGTTCGATCACGCTGCACGTCGTGGTGACGGCGACTTGGCGCGGTTTGAGGATGACAAACTCGTGGACGCCCTCGTTGAGCCCCTTGGCGACGGCGTCGATGACGATCCGCTGCGACATCCACGGTTCAACGTGCGTGCGGCCTTCCTCCTTCGTGTCGATCTCGACGGAGCCGAGAAGGTCATAGATGCCCTGTCGGATCGAGGGGCGGCTCATGGTTGCGCCGCCCCAAGGTCCATGACGACGATTTGCGAGTGACGCGGACCTGTGCCGCCGAGAACTGTGAACGGCGCTGGCGCTCCCTGCAACGACAACGAGGCCACTTCAACCGGGATGTTGACCAGCCCGGACCCGCTGTCAAAGTAGAGATTGCAGGAGAAGCCGGTGCTATCCCCTCCGGGCGTGACGCCAAAGCCGAAGACAGTCCGCTCAACCCCGCCTTCGATCAGCCGCACTCCAACGGAGGCGACGTTGTTCACGTTCGCCATGTTGCAATTGAGCGTGATCTGGATGCGTGACAGGCCAGTGCGCGTGATGATGAACGGCACTTGAGCGAGCAAGTGCCAAGCGCCGTCGCCGGGGATCGCCACATCGGCG